ATTAATGGAAGAAAAGAAACTATTAGTGTTTGATGCTGAAATTATACATGAAATTTCTACTTTTATTGAAAAGGGCCAAGGGTATCAGGCTGATGAAGGATACCATGACGACCTAGTGATGTGTTTAGTTATGTTTGGCTGGTTGTCTACAATGCCTTTTTTCAAAGAATTGGTTGATGTAAATACAAGAGAAGGTTTATATAAACAAAATATAACAGAGATACAACAAACATTAACGCCTTTTATTATACAAAAAGCTACTGATGAACCCGTAGGAGAAGTAATTTCCGGAGATTATTGGTTAACAGATGAAAGCTATAGTAATAAAATAAAGGATTTAGGGTTTAAATATTAATTTTTATAAATAGTCTAGATGATATTCAATATTATTAGACAAATTTAACGAGGAGAATAAACATGGCGTTTCAGCTATCACCCGGTGTTCTCGTACAAGAAACAGATGTCACCGCAATTGTTCCCGCTGTTGCCACTTCTATAGGTGGTACTGTTGGATATTACTTGTGGGGTCCTTGTAACGAGATAGTAACCGTAAGCAATGAACAAGAACTTGTTGCTCGTTTTGGTAAGCCTAACAACAGCACTTCTGGTGGCTTCCTTACAGCGGCTTCATTCTTGGCTTATGGTTCTGCTCTTAAAGTAGTAAGAGCTTCAAGTTCAGGTTTAAAAAATGCTACTTCCTTACAGACTAAGGGTGTTGCTTCAATTGCAGTAGATGTTGCTGGTACAGGATATACCGCAGCTACAGTAGCAATTTCAGCACCTGACGATCCCGACGGAACACAAGCAACAGCAACAGCAACCACTGACGGCGATGCCGTTACTGGTTTCACAGTAACAGAAGCGGGTTCAGGATATTCTTCTGCACCTACTGTAACAATCTCAGGAGATGGTTCAAATGCTACTGCTACAGCTACTTTAGAAAGCAGCTCAGCTGGTGTTTTAATTAAAAACGAAGATGACTATATTGAAAACTATGCTAGTGGTACTGTAGTAGGTATGTTTGCAGCTAAGTATCCTGGTACTTTAGGTAACAGCTTGAAAGTTTCAATGGCAGATTCTTCAACATTCTCATCTTGGGCATATGCTTCTGAGTTTGATTATGCTCCTACTGTAACTTCTTGGGGCTCTAGCCAAGGCGTAACACAAGACGAAGTACATATAATTGTAATAGATGAGGATGGTGATATTACTGGTTCTGCAGGAACTATCCTAGAAAAGTTTGTCGGTGCTTCTAAAGCAGGCAATGCTAAAGATGGTTTTGGTTCTTCAAACTATTACAAAGACGTTTTAAATCAGCGTTCACAGTATGTTTGGCACACAGGTCATCCAGTAGGTCATTTGAACTGGGGCAACACTGGTACTAACGGTACTGCTTACATTTTGGCTTCTGCTGTTACAGATCCAAATGAGCTTACTTCTAGTTTAGCAGGCGGTGCATTAGGCACTACATCTGATGGAGACCTTCAGACAGGTTGGGATCTTTTTGCAAATGACGAACTTGTAGATGTAAATCTACTTGTAACAGGTAATGTTTCATCTACTGTTGCTAAGTATGTTGTTGACAATGTTGCTGATGTTCGTAAAGATTGTATTGCATTTATATCTCCCACATTTAGCAACGTAATTGATAACACCGGTTCTGAAGCAACAGACATATCTACAGAGTACGATACTCATACATCTTCCTCATACGCTGTTATGGATTCTGGCTGGAAGTATATGTATGACAGATACCACGATAAGTATCGTTGGATACCTTTAAACGGTGACGTTGCAGGACTGTGTGCTAGAACAGATGATATTGCAGATCCTTGGTATTCACCTGCAGGTTATAACAGAGGTCAGATTAAAAATGCTGTTAAACTTGCATACTCACCCAACAAAACAGATAGAGATACTCTTTACAAAAAGGGCGTTAACCCAGTAGTTGGTTTCCCTGGTGCTGGTATTGTGTTGTTTGGCGACAAAACAATGGTAGGAAAAGCAAGTGCGTTTGATCGTATTAATGTTCGTAGACTGTTCATCACACTTGAAAAAGCTATTAGTACAGCTGCTAAGTTCCAACTGTTTGAATTTAATGACGCTTTCACAAGAGCACAGTTTAGAAACCTAGTAGAACCCTTCTTGCGTGATGTTCAAGGTCGCAGAGGTATATACGATTTCAGAGTTGTGTGTGATGAAACAAACAACACTGGACAGGTAATTGACTCTAATTCTTTTGTTGCTGATATCTTTATCAAACCGGCCAAATCTATTAACTACATTACACTTAATTTCGTAGCTACTAGAACAGGTATTAGTTTTGAAGAGATTGGTATTTAAGTATAAATAAAAGTAAACAGGAGAATATTTAGATGAATATTAACGAATTTAAAGCAAGGCTTGGTACTGGTGGGGCTCGTCCCAATCAGTTTAGAGTTCTGCTTGGATTTCCGAATTATGTCACTGCTCAAGGTACCGATCCTTCTTTTAGCTTACTGGTAACGGGTGCTGCATTGCCAGCATCCACAGTAAACCCCACGGTTATTCAGTATAGAGGTCGTGAGGTTAAAATG